TACGGAGCCGAAGCTTTTGCTGGCATTAGTGCCTCTCTGTTCAACAGAGATTCTGGATATACAATTATTAGTTCTACTACGAACACATATACTGTAACATTAAGCCAATCAGCCACATCTGTAGAGACTGGTGGCGGCGCTAATGTTTATGCTGGCCCTGTAACTGAGACACCATAAGGAGACTAAAGATGCCTGCACCAAAGAAAAGACTTGGCAAAGGAAGCCAAAGACTAAAGTTTAAAGATGTTTCTCCGAAGGCGGAGAAGGAAGAGCAAGAGATGCTCAATAAAAAGGGGTACGGTGGCAAGATGAAAAAGAAGCCTGTTGCTATGAAAGGTGGCGGTATATTGGGCGCTTTAGGCGGTGGAAAGTGCCGTGGTATGGGCGCAGCAACTCGTGGCGGCAACTATATGAGAGATGGATAAGTTCAAATGAACTATTCTGAGTTAGTACAGGCGATCAAGGACTATACTGAGAACACAGAGACTACCTTTGTTTCTCAGATACCTACCTTTGTTAAGCAAACAGAACAGAAGATACACCGCACTGTGCTAATTCCAGAGTTGCGGAAAAACGTAACAGCCAACATGGCTGCAAACGATAGGTTTTTATCAAGACCCACTGACTTCCTGGCACCGTTTTCTATTGCGGTTATTGATGGCTCTGGTGACTATTCCTTCCTTCTTCCGAAGGACGTTAACTTTGTTAGGGAAGCTTACCCAAATAAAACAACAACTGGACTACCAAAATACTATGCAGAGTTTGATGGGGATGTTCAGTCTCCTGCATCATCTGGTCACTTCTTACTAGGGCCGACTCCTGATTCTGCATATGAAGTTCAATTGCACTATTACTTTGATCCGCCTTCAATAGTCACTACAAGCACTTCATGGCTTGGTGATAACGCAGAAGAAGCACTTTTGTATGGATCACTTCTTGAAGCTTATGTATTTATGAAAGGCGAAACTGATGTATTGGGGATGTATCAGCAGCGCTACTCTGAGGCTATGGAAAGGCTCATGGTTCTTGGTGAGGGGAGATTGAAGCGGGATGACTATAGAGATGGTCAAGTCCGAATGGAAATGTAAAGGAGACTTTAACTATGGCTTTTGATGGAAGCAGCTACATGTGTACGACCTTTAAGCAGGGTCTTCTTAACGGAGACTTTGACTTTAGTTCGGACACAACTCACGTTTTTAAGATTGCTCTGTATACAAGCAGCGCAACTGGCACAAACTTTGGCGGCGACAGCACTGATATGGATGAAACCGTAAAGTACTACAATGCTACAAACGAAGTAAGTTCGTCTACTTCAGGTGGGGCTAACGATTACGCAGCGGGTGGCGGTACGTTAACGATTTCAACTAACCCCACTACAAGTGGCACAACAGCGTATCTGAGCTTTGATAATGAAATCTTTACTGCGTCTACATTTACTGCGCGTGGTGCGTTGATCTACCGCTCTGATGGTTCTGCTCCGACAAACGATGCGGTTGCAGTACTAGACTTTACGGCGGATAAGACAGCGACAAACGGTGATTTCCAGATTTCGTTCCCAACTGCTGGAGCTTCAACTGCTATTATTCGTATTGCGTAAGTAAACATTTAGGAGAGTGGTGCGATGGCATTAGTTGTTAAGGATCGTGTAAAACAAACCACCTCTACAACAGGCACTGGTGCGCTTGATTTAGACGGTAACTCTGCGGGGTTCCAAACCTTTGGAACTGCATTGTCTAATGCAGACACGACCTATTATGCCCTAACTGAAGGTAGCACGGGTGCATGGGAAGTTGGGCTTGGAACCTTTGCAACGGGAACACCTAATACTCTTGCTCGTACAACGGTGCTTGCGAGTTCTAACTCAGGCTCTGCAGTAAATTTAACTGCAGGCGATGCGGATGTTTTCATTACTCAACCTGCGGGGAAATCAGCGCACTTCGATGCAAGCGGTAATCTAGTACTTAATCAAGACCCCGTTTCTAGTTTACAGGCCGCAACAAAACAGTATGTAGATACGATTGCAGCGGCTGGTCTACATTATCATGCGCCTGTTCGTGTAGAGCATCCAAGTAACCTGACTGCCACTTATGATAACGGAACGTCAGGTGTAGGTGCTACGCTTACTAACTCAGGCACTCAGGCTGTGCTTGTCCTTGACAGCGTGACTATGGTTGTAAGTGATCGTGTTCTTGTATCAAATCAGACCAACCAAGCTCATAATGGCGTTTATACGGTTACAAATATAGGGTCTGCATCAACCAACTGGGTGCTTACCCGTGCCACAGATGCTGACAGCTATGGCCCTTCTGATCCTGACGCGCTTGGTGAAGGTGACGCATTCTTTATCAAAGAAGGTAATACAAACGCAGGTCACCTAGATGTTATGACAACATCTGGAGAAATTGTTTTCGGCACAACTAACATTGTGTTTTCTGAAGTTGCTGAAACCACAGTTTACTCTGCAGGTAATGGCCTTACGCTTACAGGCACTACGTTTGCCGCAGGTGCGGGGACAGGCGTTACAGTTAATGCCAACGACATTGCAATTGGTCAGGCAGTAGGCACTGGAGACAACGTAACGTTTAACCAAGTTACTGCTGACCTAGTTGGCAATGCCACTACCGCCACTACTTGGGAAACCGCTAGAACAATAAGCCTTACTGGTGATGTGACTGGTTCAGCCACGGGTGTCAATGGTTCTGGCAATGTAAGTATCGCAACGACCGTTGCTGCAAATTCTGTGGCTCTTGGGACAGACACCACAGGGAATTACGTTGCGGACATTACTGCGGGTAACTTGATTGATGTATCGGGTGGTGGAAGTGAAACGGCTACCGTCACTGTCGCAGTAGATTTAAGTGAACTGACAACATCAACTACAGATGGAGATGGGGATTTCTTTGCTGTTGTTAACACCTCTAATGTTCAAAGAAAGCTGACCAAGGGCAACATCAACATCAGCGGCTTCAATAATGATGCTGGGTATACTACAAATGTGGGTGACATTACAGGTGTTACTGCGGGTAATTATGTTACGGGCGGCGGTACGTCTGGTACAGTTACGGTTAACGTTGATGCGACATCCGCAAATACGGCATCTAAAGTTGTGGCGCGGGATGCGTCAGGAAACTTCAGTGCGGGTACGATTACGGCATCACTTAGCGGAAACGTAACGGGCAATGTTACGGGTAACGTCACTGGTAATCTTACGGGGAATGCAGACAGTGCAACGGCTGCGTCAGACTCTGACACAGTAGACAGCCTACATGCCTCACAGTTTTTGCGTAGTGATGCGAATGATACTTACACAGGTGTCGTAACAGGCAATCAGTTACACGTTGGCGGAAGTCAGATCACTGCGTCTAGTGCCAAGCTACAGGTAAACGGGTTTCAACGAACAGGTACAATTTATCTACACCCAACCACAACACCTAGTAGCACAACGGGGTATGCGTTAGAAACAACTAGCGGTGCTGAATTACAATGGAATACGTCTAAAGTCTGGACTGCAGGCAACGATGGTACTGGCAGTGGCTTAGATGCTGATACAACTGATGGTTATCAGGCAAGTGAAAGCAGTACAGGAAGTACACTAGCTGCACGGAACAGTAGTGGCGATCTGTCTATGAGGTATGGCTTTAGTTCGTATCTGAACATGTCGCATTCATCTGCCACACGCAGTTCAGACACAATATTCTACTCCTCTACAGACAACTACCTACGCAAAAACAATGCGACAGGGTTTAAAACATCATTAGGCTTAAACTCTACGGATAGCCCATCATTTGCAGGGCTAAACATCAACGGTAATCTCAATGCCGTAGATAATATTTACCTTGCAAGCACTATGTACCACGAAGGCGACACAAATACTTATGTAAGTTTCGGCACGGATGTTGTAAACATTGGTACAGGCGGCGTTAGCAGGGTCTATGTTGACAACACAGGTGTACGTCTAGGCGATACAGGCAACGGCTACTTCCAACCTGTCTCTGGCACCTACGGCTCTATCCAGATTGATGGCGGTGCACATGGTGGCTGGGAAGGCTACAGCATTGGTGGTCGTGCTGTGTTTATGCATGACAATGCTTCTGGTATTGGTATTTATAACGATGTTGATAATGAATGGCTGTTTTATGGTGTCCGTAATGACTATACAGCTATGTATCATAATGGCACGTACCGAATAGCAACAAGCAGCACTGGGGTGAATGTAAATGGTGACGTAAATAGTCTTTCAGACATTCGCTACAAGAAGAACATTGAAACAATTGATAATGCACTAGACAAGGTGCAGTCCCTCAAAGGTGTGACATTTGATTGGGACAACGATGCGTTCAAGGAAACAGAACACTCTAAAAAGCCAGAGTTCACAGAACGTGCCACAGGTGTCATTGCTCAAGATGTTGAGAAGGTATTACCAGAGGCAGTTCGTGAGAACGAAGATGGCTTCAAGAATGTCGCATACGGCAACATGGTTGGCTTGCTGATAGAGGCAATCAAAGAACAACAAACTCAGATTGATGAACTCAAGGCAGAGGTTGCGGAACTTAAAAGCTAATAGTGGAGTAACACGAAGATGGCTATTCAAATCAGTGGTACAGAAGTAATCAGCAACAGTAGGGGCTTGAATAACATAGCCTCTGTTGACGCAACTACAGCAGCTTCTATTAGTGCGGCTGGTGTAGGTGGTGGTGGTACTTTA